ACCAAGGGGCAGTGGCAATTGCACACCTCAAAGGGGACGCCCTTGCCAATGCAGTCCTCAAAGCGACCACGAAAGCGATTAGGCGTGCAGTCCTCGCCCACTGTGGCCTCGGGATGCTTGACGAAACAGAAGCCGAAACAATCCCGGGGGCCAGAATGGAACCAGTGGTTCAAGTTTCAACAGAAGCCGCCCCGTCGGTTGCAGCAGTCGTTGAGCAGCCTACCGACGGCATTGCTTTGATGGTGCCCGGGAGTGACGAGCCTTATGCCTATCACGAAACGATGGACGATTGGGCAGACGCTTTCCTAACCATGATTGACAAGATCGCAGCCAACAAGAAGATGGACGCAGGCACCAAGCTATTGAAAATGTCTGACTTTGAGAAGTGCAACTCAAAGAACATTCACGAGCTTGCCCGTAACCACGAGGGCTTGTATCAGGTCTTCAGCAACGGCATTGGCACGGCACGGCGCTCGATAGATGAAGAAGCAAAAAAGTAGCCGAGCCAGTCAACGGCACCCGCTTCAGTCAGTCAGAGTTGATTCTGCGCTACATGGCAAAGGGCCACACTCTGACTGCACTAGAAGCCTTGCAGATGATGGGCGTGTTCAGGCTGGCGGCACGCATTGATGATTTACGTCGTAAAGGTCACAACATTGTGACAGAAGAGGTACAGGAGGGCGGTAAGTCGTTCGCCCGTTATCATTTGGTGAAAGGAGTTTGACATGGCGTTTGAAAGACCACCGGGCACAGGTGCCCTATTTGCACAAAACAAACCTGACGGCAGCAAGGGGCCAGACTGGAAAGGTGAGCTGCTTTTAGATCAGGACTACAAGGCAGGCGATACCCTGAAGATGGCAGGCTGGATTAAGAGTACCGCTAAAGGGCCGCTAATCAGCATTAAAGAGGATACTTGGAAGCCAGACCCTAACTACAAGCAGAATCGGCAGCCAACGCCTTCTAAGAGCTTTGACGACATTGACGGTGACGTACCCTTCTAATGTCTAAACTAGCACGAGATCGGGGGGCTAACTACGAGCGAGAGGTTGCCGCAGCCGTCTTTGATGCTTTGGGCATCAAGATCAAGCGTAACCTCAAGCAGTATCAAGAAGCCGACCACGGCGATCTTGAGCTTGGCCCTTTTCTGATTGAGTGCAAGCGCAGACGTAACATAGCCGTCTACGAATGGATGGAACAAGCTGACAAAGCATGTGACGCAGATCACACCCCAGTCGTAATTTTTAGGGGGGATGGGAAGAAGTCGATGGCCATGTTCCACCTAGAGGACGCATTGAAGTTAATGGGTAATGAATTAACCCCACCTGAGCCAGAGCAGGGAGTTCCCGCAAAAGGAACAGATTAGGACGTTGCCGGGGGGCAGCGATTCTGGCACCCCCCACCTAACTTAGAGAGGATGACATGCCACGCAAAAAGAAAGTAGAACCCGAGTTACCCGAGATCAGAGTGCAGGTTGCTACGCCCATGTACGGCGGCCAATGCACGGGGGTCTATGTCCAATCATTGCTAGAGCTATCAGGGATGCTCACATCGCAAAACATACGCCTGACATGCGCCTTCATGTTCAATGAGAGCTTGATAACACGGGCACGCAATAACCTTGCTGACCAGTTCTTGCAGACCGACAACACCCACCTGTTGTTTATCGACGCTGACATGAAGTTCAGAGCCATTGACATTCTCAACATGATTCTGGCCGACAAGGACATTATTGTGGGTATTTGCCCTAAGAAAGAGATCAACTGGCGCAGCGTCAAAGAGGCAGCCTTGGCAGGGCACGAGAACCTTGGCCGGTTCACGGGTAGCTTTGTCGTGAACCTTAAGGAAAACACCAGCCATATCTCAGTGCCGCAGAACCAGCCCTTTGAGATCGCAGCAGGTGGCACGGGCATCATGCTGATTAAGCGCAAGGTGTTTGAGAAGATGAAGAAGAAGGTGCCGTTCTTCAGGAACGACATGAGCCACTTACCGGGTGGTAAGCCGATCAGCCAATACTTCACCGAGAGCATTTGCCCCAAGACAGGCAGGCTGCTTAGTGAGGATTATCACTTTTGCCATAAGTGGCGAGAACTCAAGGGCAAAGTCTGGGGTGCCCCGTGGTGTAAGATCGGGCACTTTGGCACCTACCTGTTTGAAGGTCAACTAATTGAAGAGCCGGGAGTAAGCAATGGAAAACCAAAGTGATGAAGAGCGTTTCATGCACGAAGTACAAAGTGAGCAAGAATGGGTGCATGACATGCTCTGCACGCCTTGGGCCGCAGAGATCGGCAAAGACGGAGCCATGATGATTATTGATAGAGATGGCGTACCCGTCTTTAAGATTGACTCCCGCAGCCCTGAGTACGCAGCACTAGCGGCTGCCGTCATTGTGGAGCATGTAAACCGTGCGTAAGGAGTTTAGCCAAGCCCTGCATGACGAGAACGACGCCATAGCAAAGGAGGCCGTTAAAGGCTTCTTAGAGGGTATCTGGGGCTATCCTGTCGAAGAAGGCAGCCAGTACGAGGTTGATCTAGTCATCTACGAAGAAGACAAGATTTGCGGCTACGTTGAGGTCGAGCGTCGCCATAACTGGAATACCGAGGTTTTCCCTTTCGATACCCTGCATATCCCTGAGCGCAAGCGCAAGTTCTTTACGCTGGATCAGCCTAGCCTATTGTTTGCCGTGAGTAAAGACTGCAAGTGGGCCGTGTTCGTGCCGGGAGAGATTGTGACGCAGTGCCCCGTGGAGATGCGAGACAACAAGTTTTGCTTTCAAGAGCCGTTCTTCATCGTGCCCATTGAGTACTGCATGCTGGTTGATCTCGAAAAAAAACCCGACGGGGAATGAACACCGCCGGGTCAACCCTGTGACTCAGGGGGAGGAATGACTATTTACGCTTCGCAGTACGTGCAGACTGCTTAAATGCCTTGGCAGTGGGGGCACCCTTGGTACCGGGTTTCCTCATTCTCTCGCCACTACCGGCAGCGATACGTTTACGTTTGGCGTTAATGTTTGAATAGAGTCCACGTTTTACCGACATTTCCATCTCCTTAGCGATGCCCTAGCCCTTGTTGCTGGCCCCTTGGCCTTGGCCACAACGCCACGCATACGGGCACAAAACGACTTCTTGCGGCCTTCGTCCTTCTTAGTTTTAGGGTTGGGGGCAGGTGCCTTTAACTTGCTGCCTGTCTCTCGATTGTACTTGGCACGACCCTTAGCCGTTAAGCCAGCACCCTGCTTGACGGATTGTTTCTCACCCCGTCCAACAGACAAAGAGACACCCTTCTTATCAGCCATTACGCCACCAATCCGTCTTCATACTGTGTTTTACCGTCCTTCGTCATTGCCGTCAAGGTCTGCATCTTAAGATCGTAAGAGTTGTAAGACACATGCACCCACCCGCTATCAGGTATGCCGGGGGTATAAAACTCCAAGATCAACTGCGTGAACTTAAGGTTATCCCTAATCCACTCGGCTAGGTCAGCATTGGCCACACCCGGTATTTCTATGTCGGCTGCCATGCCCTTGCAATGGTCTGATCGGGGGCTGCCACCCACCTTGGCATTGACCAGCGGGTGCCTATAACCACTGTTGACCTTCACGCCTTTACCGTAATGATCTCTTACGGGTTGCAATACTTTCTCGCAAAGAATCTTAAGGTTCTCAAGCTCGGTATCGCCCGGGTGGTTGCCCATGTTAAAACGCAATGCCGTCTCGGATTTAGTCATCTCGGCTAGAGTAAAGTTCTTGGTTAGGTTCATTTGTCCTTGCCTTTCATGTTCATAATCTTTTCGAGGGTACGGCCACCAAAGTAGAAGGACATGATTAACATGCCCCACTGCCCAAGTAGCTCAACGTAGGGGCCGTTGACTTCCAAGTCCCATGCGCTCATAAAGCCAAACACAGTGTAGATCAACAGTATGAAGATCAGCGTCATAGGCCTAATGTTCTTGCTCAACCAGCTATCCGACCTCATGTCGGCCTCGGCACGCTTAGTTAATTCTTGCGCCTCGATGTTGTCAGCATTAAGCTCTGCAAGCCTACCCTCAGCCTGTATCTTGGCAAGCTCGGCCATCGCCTTGTTCTTAGCCTCTGGGTCGGGTAGAACCTTGTCCAGCACCTTTTCCCCGATACTCATAATGGCAGCCAAAGGAATCATTGCTCGCCCTCCTTCTTCAGTGCGTTAGCGGCAGCATAGGCTCCTTTACGTCCCACGATGCCACCTACGGCTCCGATACAGAGCAGCATAATGTCTCGCAGTATGGCTAAGAAAGCCTCGTCAATCGGCGCTATGGACTGCATGTCATGCTCGACAAACATGACGCCCATGATGATTCCAAAGGTGGAGAGCAGCAGAATCGAGGTTAGTGACAGGACAATGATTGCCCACACCCGCACCTCGATCTCTTCCGTAGACCAGCGTTCGTTCATTTTGCGTACCTAAAGATAAAGTCAATTGCCACATACATGAGCAGCAGGCCAATAACCACAATGGCACTGCCGCCGCCATAAAGCTGCACCTTGGCCCAGAACTCGGCCTGCATGTTTTCCTGATCTTGTTTCATCTTAATGCGGTCAGCCCTGATCTTGCGCCGCATCTCTAAGAACTTGCGGTAGCCATCCATGCCACCAAAGCCACCCTCAAGGTTGCAGAAGGCTCCGTAGAGGAACTCGTGCCTAATCTCACGCTCCATCTCGGCTAGCTTATGCTCTGCCTCAAACGCATTGAAGGCTTCTTGAGTGTCGTTGCCGAACTCTAGCTTGCCAAACAGTTTGGGTTTTTGAGGCTTGTTCTTTGCCTCTGTGATGTGCTGCTCTAGTTGATCGGCCAGCCCAACGTATTTACTTAGCTGACTCCAAACGCCTTCAGCCTCCTGAGCGAACTCGGAGGCTTGCTTTATGCCACTCCATACTGCACTGCACGCAGCTAGTATCGTTATTGGGTCGATGATTTGCCCCCATTAAACCAAGCCCCTAGCTTAACAACCGAATGTTACAACCCCTCTCCCGGTGTGACGTACAGCCGAGCATTGTTGTGCGGGGCAATGATCGCAACATACACATGTTTTGTTGCACTGACTTGTGGGCCAGTGAATACCTTTTCCGTGTATGGGGCAATTGCGACTACTGCCGCACTGTTGCCATCAGTAGGAATAACAGGCGTGACGCTATCTGTCTCACCGTATGCAACAAAGACAGGGTCATTTTTGTCTGGGTTGAAGACAAAGTATTGATTGACCGGGCTAACGGCAGTGATAACAGCAACATTACCCGCCACGTTTCCAGTGGAGGCAAAGGCTACCACGCAGTTGCCCATCGGCTGAAAGGCAATGTTGTTGGCCATTAGTAAAACCTCTTCTTAAAACCGACCACGCCCGGGGTGGTGGGCGACTTTTTCTGATCGCCACCGCCAAAGCACATCATAGGCATAAAGCCGCCGACGGGGTTGGTACGGGTGGGTTTGCCCATGCCGTAGGTATCGGCAACGGAGGCTTGACGAATGGGCTTACCGGCGCTGCCCGTGTTCATAGTAGAAGCGTACACCTCAGTCTTCTTGATGCTTACCTTCATCTTTTTTCCTTTCAATGCTAATGCAAGGGATATACACGCACACGGCAAAAAACGCTGCCATAGCCATTCTCTCGTAAGTAGGCTCCAACATCGTCCATACGGCCAATGCAAACGACATGACCATCGACAGGATCGTCAACAACCGCATAGAAACGGTCTGCACCGCCACACGGACGATCTTCAACAACATAGTTTCTTCCATCCTCAATCCCCTTCGTCATCGTTATAAAATCCTTTGCCCCATTCATCGTCGCTAATCTTTTGCTTGATCTGCTCAAGTTTTAGCGCCCGATCTAGGACTTTTGTTTTGTCAGTCAGGCTTGCAGTTTCGTCATTCATCACCTGCTTTAGCAGCGTGGAGACAGCCTCTTCAAGCTCTGGATTTAGCCCCTTAACCCTCTTCATCGTTCCATTTTTCTCCCAGAGCGTTTATCACGCTTCATGCGTGCCAAGACCTCGCCACCATTGCTGGAGCGCACCGGCATCGGCGCACCCTGCTTCAAGTTGCGATCAGGGTTACGCATCTCGTCGTAGTTACGCTCCTTGGGCGATTGCATCTTAGCCTCGCTTGCCTTTACGCATCGACCCTCTTTTTAGGTCTTTAACGATTCGGCTTCGTTCTTCGCTTAAATTCCTCTTGCCCTTAGCAGTGCTTGCCTTTTCCGAATCCACACGGCCAAGCTCTTCAAGTTTGTTCATGCGTGAGGTGTTGCCCTTACCTTTGCCGTACATCATTTTCTGCGTTCCTTTCTGGCTTTACGGGCCGTAGATAGTGCAATGGCAATCGCTTGTTTCTGCGGCTTGCCGCTTTTCATCTCCTTGCGAATGTTACTACTAATCGTCTTTTGGCTAGAACCTTTTTTTAACGGCATATCATTCTCCTGTGATTAGTTCTAAACCGCTTTGTGCTGCGGCACCACCAAGTCGGCCAGCCTCAAATACCAATGCGTTTCTAACCAAGTTTTGAGCCATTGACAGCCTTTGTGCGGCAGCCATAGGCGTAACCAGTATTTCTTGCAATTGGCCTGCAATACGGTCTGTAAAGGGCTTATCAAGAAGTCCAGCCTCGATCATGCGGTCACTAATGTACTTCCACTTCTGGGCTGCGCTCTTGGGACTTTGGGAGGCCATGTCAGCCACCACCTGTGAAACAGCCTCAGCAAATCGCTCTCTACCTTGCGGATTGTCAATAATGACTCTAGCCGCCTCGACAAGCTCGTCATTCTTTTCGGTAGTGACTAAGTCACGAACACGGGCGGCACCCGACTGATCGCCTCTAGTAAGGAGTTCTGCTACACGCTGCCCTTCTTTGCGTGCTGCCTCTGCTTCTTTAGTGAGGGCACCAGCAGCCGTTTCAGCCGTCTTAACCTCAGCCTCACCTGTTTTACGGGCCTGCTCTTCCAGTGCCTTGCGCTGCCGTTCTACAACCTTAGCGGAAGCGCCAATCTGCCGTTCAGTGCCAGCAGTAATGTCGGCAAACTCACGCTCACCTGCGGCAATGGCCTCACCTGCTTTGCGCTCACCAGTACGGGTTAAATCGGATATGGCTGTTTCCCCTGCTTTTTCGGCACGTTGAGCCTCTTTTGCACCGGCTTCTTCTGCTCGTCGAATTTGTTTTGCTGCTTTTGCTGGTTCGCCAGACGGCAAGTTTGGATCAAGCCGAACACCAATGCCTTCAGCTATTGCACGACGACGCTGAGAAGTACGCTCGGCTATGCCTAAACGTCTAGCGCCTGCCATAAGCTCGTCACGCAGCCGTGGGAATGTATCAATCCAGTCCTGTGTCTTACGATCCATCAAGAATCGTTCATAGGCTGGTGCATCAGCATTTCGTAGCGTATTTGCAACATAGCTACGGGCGATAGCTTCAGCACGGTCTTGGCCAATGGTTTCAACAAGCTGCGCTACACCCTGTTGGGAGGCAAACACATTGTCGGCAAGGCTAGCAGGGTCGAACTTAAACTGGGCAAAGTCGGCCTCTTCCCGTCCTGTAATGCGTCTGGACAGATTGTTAGCAAAACGGTTGATAGGCTCGGAATCTGCCTTGTACTTTTCTAAAAAGGCTGCAAACTTAGGAGCAAACTCACGCTGAGTGTTCTCAACCAAGTCAGCAAGACGGCCAGCCTGTTGTTGCCCAATGGCGTCATAGCCCTCAGCAGGCAAGCCAGCCGCACGATCACGCAGACTTCTACGAATGATCTCTAGCTGCTCAAACGATGTACGCATGGGAACTTCGACCACTTGACCGCCCATTTCGCCAAGACGAGTGCCCTGCAATACATCACGGATGGATTTGATCTGGTTGCGTATTGTGCCTTCAGGTACGCCAGCAAGACCCGTTACGGGATTCTTGAGGATGGTATTTAGCTCTTGGACGGCGTTTTGCGCTGCCTTAGTCTGGTTAATGCTTGCGCCTGCCGCTTCTTTTTCAAACGCCTCACCAAAGGCTTCTTGAGCATAAGTCTTGGCATTTTCTGAGCGAGTAGCACGCAACCGATCCAATACGTCGGTAAAGCCCTGCCGTATGTCTTGGCCGATATTGCTGATCTTTTTGGGTTCGCCGACTTGGAACTGGGCGGCCTGCACTCGCTGTTGGCCTGTCGTGCGTAACTGGTCACGCACCTGACGCAACCGACTAATACGTTGCGTGGCTTGGGCCGCAATCTGGTCAGCCTGTGCTTGAGCCTGAGCAATGGCTTGGTCAGCATCAATCCTAGCCACGGCCTGTAACTGAGGCGATTGGTTCTGCACCTGTTGCATGATCTGATTGGCACGCTCTCGGCCAGCAACAACAGCAGCCTGTGCCCTGCTTGCCGCATCTTCTTGCAATCGCATGGCGGCGTTTTCAAACTGGCTTTGCAGTGCAGCAACACGTTGTTGGCTGGTTACGTCCAACTGTCCCGCACGGGCTTGTGCCTGCGAAATCAAATCTTGAGCCTGTCGCTCTAGTGCAGCGGCCTGCGTTTCAGCCTGCGACACTCGGGTTTGAGCGCCACGGGCAAGCATGTCGGCCACTTCTTTTTGCGCTGTAAGAGCGTCTTTGCCCCTACGAATTTCATCAATCTTGCCTTGAATAAAGGCACGTTGCTCGGCAGTTAATGAACCGGGCTGCCCCGCTTCACGCTCCATCATCTGACCAATGGTGGCCATGCGAGACATTCCCGGGACGCCCATAGCGCCAAGACCACGGGCAATGACTGTGCCGCCAGCTCGCCCTAAACCTTGCACTGCTCCCGGGCCAAACGTGCCAGCAAGGAATCGAGTTACTTCGGCTTCACCCGGAGTTGCTCCTTTTGCTTCTGCAATTTGCCCACCAGTCTCACCAAGAGCGCCACCAAGGGCACCATAACCAGCACTAGCTAATCGTTGCCCTTTAAGAAGCTGTCCACCAGCGGCCAGAAATGGCGATAAGGGAGTTGGAACCAAACTTGCGGCAGTCATAATTTCTGGCGCAAAAACACCTGCTACGGCTCCAAAACCAGTCTCCCGGCCTATATCTTTCAACCGTTCAGTAAACGCCTTGCGTGGTTGTGCAGGCTCGGGCTGTGGCTGTGCAGGGCGTGGCACCTCGCCTTGAAGAAAGGCGTCTGGATCAAACTCTTTGCGCTTAGGCTCTGTAGTACCTAAAAAAGCATCGGGGTCAAAAGCCATCTCATTGAACTCCTAAACGCTGTTTGATTTGCGCTGCCCGTGGGTCATTAGGGTTGCTGTTAGCCCAGTTCAAGGCTTCTTGTTGTTCTTGAGACATAGTTTGCGCTGGCTCATTGTCAACAATCGTGCCAAACAAAGCAGGCTGCCGTAGCAATGCTTGCGTAGACTGACTAAGGCTTCGCTGTCCACCGGGAAGAAGTTTAAGAACATCATCAACCGTGTAAGGCAGAATGTTGTCCACTTCGTTTTTAAGGCGCTCAATAATTTGCATTTGTGCGTCATTAGCACCCGTATTTGTCTCAAAAACCTCAAGGCCAATGTCAATCTCTTGTTTAAGGCGTGCAAGGTAGAGCGCCATGTTAATCGCCTTGTCGCCTGCTTTGGGACGCAAAGCATCGAATGATCGAATATTGGCTTGCGTCGTTCCACTTGCCAAGCCTTGCGCTTCGATTCGGGCAAGTGATGCAGCAATCTGCTCACTAAGCTGTTGGAAGGCACGCTCGTCCTCTGACGTCATGTCTCGTGCAGCTAGTGCAATAAGACTGCCAGTAATCGTGGTCGGATCAGACGCAATAATTCCAGACAGGGCTGGCATAGCGGCTGTTTCAGGCGAATCAAGAAGGTTCTTAAAGTCTTGAACCACGCCACGCAATGCAGTAAAGGTACGCAAAGCAAAGCTACGCTCTCGCACACCTGCTTGCGCTGCTTTAGGTGGTGCCTTGCCAATAACGCCGGGGGCACCAATTGTTGCATTGGCTGGATTAAAACCTTGAGCATTTACATCAACCACAAGTGGCGTTGGCTTGCCGTTTTCGTCGGTGCCCTCAATGGTTGTAAGGCGTGGTGCTAAAGATTTGGGTTTGATTCCAGCCTCAAACGCCTTAAGCTCCATCTGTTCGCCAAGTTTTGCCATTTCATTTAAGGCATTACCGTAGCTTCTTAGGTCATTAGCCTTCAAGTGAGCAGCAGCCACACTATCGGAAAGCTCGGGAGCAAAAGCCTTAAGACGTGCTATACCAGCACCACGCTTTGCAGACTCTTCTTTCATGGCCATGTCGTAAACGCTTTTAGCGTTTGCTACTTTGTCTTTGTAAGCCTGTAACTCAGACTCAAACTCTTTGACTGATCGCTCATACAAGTCTTGTTTGCCTGCACGGTAGCCCTCAGTAATGCCCTTCATCGACTGAAGCGCAGCCTGACCACTAAATGAGCCAGCAAAAGCGCCTAATAGTGCCACCAATCCAGCCAACTCAATGCCAGCATCGGGATCAAATTCTTCGACTCGACGTTGCGGAGCCTGCTCCATAACGCCTTGCAACTCTTGTCTTGCCCTGCCCATGCCAGCGGCATAACCTTCTTCTACTCGGGCCTCTTCTTCAACTTGTTGGCGTTTTGCGCCACGTTCTGCTTCAGACTTTTGGCGTGCAGCCTCCGATTCTTGACGCAACATCTCAGGTTGCGCTTCACGCACCATAGAGGCACGGCGACGTGGGCTAGCCTCTTTTGAAACCTGACCTACCAAATTGAGTGGGTCAACAGGGCGATTGAGTGTGCTTGCTAACTCAGCCATTTATCGCACCTCGGGGCGTCGGGTTACGGGTTCTTGCGGCATACCAGACTGCATTTCAGGCTGCGGCTGCCCACCACCGCCCCTTGGCTGACCTGCCGCTGTTCTTACCAAGTCACCCATAATGCTTGCAAGTATCTGTGCAGACTGTGTATCCGTTTGCAACTTGGCACGAATAGCTGCTTCATCGTAAGCATTAGCCAAGTTCAACTGGCGAATGGCGTTGTTGAGATTGGTTTCGGCAATGCCTGCACGCTCTCTTGCTAGGGTGTTCTCAATCATGCCCTGCTGTGTGCCACTGGTTGCACCACGGGTAGAGGCCGCCTGACGCATAGAAGCCCTGCGTGCCTCTTCTTGACGTGCCTGTTGAGGCGTAAGGCCACCTGTAAGGGCCTGTTGGCGCAATGCCTCACCTTGCTCACGCAACGGTTGGCCAAGGCGACGCAATTCATCTGCGGCTGCCCTACCTTCTTGCCTTGCACTTCTAGCAGCTAAAACGGCTGGTAGGCTTGTTGCGCCAGTCGTAAGCAATCGAGAAAGCATGGGGTATTGACTAGAAAAATCACGGTAGCGGGTTTCTAATCCTTGCAAACCCTCGCCTGCGCTTCTAGTAAGCCGATCAAGAATACTAGGCTGCACTTCCTGTGGCGTACGTAAGCCTTGTGCGTACTCTTGCAAACGCATAGTTTCGGCAGGCGATTGTGTCTGAATAGGTTGAAAACTGTCAGCAAAGGCTTGGGGGCCAGCGCCAAATGGCTGAAAGTTTGTCGGAGCTAAACTGCCTTGGCCCGTAAACATAGGTTGTTGGGCTGTAAATCGCTCAAACTGGTCGGGAGCCATGCCTTGTATGTCAGCAGCCTGTGTCTCAGGTGTGAATTGGCCGGGGCCAAAACCAATATCGAGTTGCGAGTAATCAATCGGCTCTTGGTTCATTTCGAAGCCGTAATCCGCACCCGTAAAGTCTTCAGGCTGAAACTCTGGCAAACCTGTCATGGGGTTGATTCGGCCACTGCCACCCGACTCAAGAAGCATTTGCGCTTCTTCTGGTGTAATATGAGCCAACATAGTGTCTGGGCCACGGCCCATTTGACGCAGCATTTCTGCGAGTTCTCGGGCGCTTCCAGTACCGCCCATGCCGGTTAAAGTTTTCATAAGCCTAACGCCCTTCGCAATCGCAATGAACGGCGGTTCCAAACGGCCCTTTGTTCGTCTGGATCACCGCCAAACAGCGGTTCTTTAGCCCCTAGAATACCCGCTAATGCCTCACCTGTCACTCTACTTGCAAAGGGTGCAACAGGTCTAGTATCGGGGGAATCAAATATCGCAACAGGGCGTAACGGCGTGCCTTCTTCCCCGCCGCCAGCGCCCCCTTCACCACCTCCACCGGGGCCAGTTCCTTGTTCACCCGCACCGGGGCCAAAACCCTCAGTACCGGCTCCCGGCCCGGCACCCTCTTCACCGGCTCCCGGGCCTTCGCCACCGCCTACACCGCCAGTGCCAGCACCCTCACGGCTTGGTAATCCCTCACCAAAGCCACCACGGATAAGGTCGCCAATAACTTCGCTACTCGGACGACCACCTTCTTGTCCTTCTTCTTGTTGCAGCGCACCAATTGCACCTACTTGGGTTCCGAGGGATTCAATTTGCTCACGAGACTCTCGTTCGGCACGCTCTAAACCGGCTAATTCTTGCTCTAAAGCAGACTGCAAATCAGGCCCAATAGCGGCTACAAGGTTGGGGGCACGCAGTCTTTCTTGCTGTTCTCGTGCCCTAGCAAGGTTTACTTGGGTTTGTTCGTACTCTTTTTGGGCATCTTGTAGGTTTTTCTCAAGTCTTCCTAGTTCGGCACGCAAAGCCTCTTGAATATCACCCGGTGTAGCACCGCCGGGGGTACCAGCAGCGCCTTCTGCACCTGAAGCGCCCTCTGCACCCTCTGCTCGTGGCCCCGGCTCCAATCGAACGGGTTGTGGCTTTACAAGATCAGCTTTGACTTGCTCAATAGGTTTTGGTGTGAGCTTGAGTTCTGGCGTAACGTCTGGCGATGTGACGGGTGGCATCTGTAAATCCACCGTATACACCTTGTTTGTTATTTTTGAGGCAAGCAATTTAGTTTGAGCTTTGTTCGGAAGCACAATAACAGCGAATGGCTCGCCGTTAACTTTATAAACTTCGTTGTTATTACCGTCCCTGCCAATAAATATAAACTCTGCCGAGGAACCTGTGCCATAACCGCCACCGCCAATGACTGCACGTTTAGTTCCTTCTTGTCCACCAAACTCTCGCAAATCAATAAGTGCGTTGTACTCGCTAAGAAATGCCTGCGGTATGCCAAAACTGCCTGACTGACCACGCATGTCAGGGCGCTCACGGCTTACTACGCTTGTAAATGGCTCGGGCTGGTATTCGTAGAAAATATTGCCAAGGTTGTCTGTAACGATAAAATATTCATAGGGCATACCGTCAAAACGCACACCCTCAACTAATTTACGAGTTTCGGTAACGCCATCAACATCGGCAGTCTGAGTATCGACAACATTTTCGCTAGGCAACGCCTCTGCTTTTAGACGGTCAAACAACTCAAGCGTGTCGGAAAAACCTATTTCATCAGCGCCAGCTACCTGCAAACGATCTGTCTCAGCCCTTCGATCTGGCTCAGGTTCTTGCCCCAAACCGCTTAAACCGGCTTGTATAACAATGCCGGGGCCAGCCGCCTTGAGTGCATCACCCACGTCTTGACCTCTGACAGCAGCGTCCGTAGCAACTTGAGCAACGCCTTTAACTCCATTGAAAACTGTGGCCAAGGCTCGTGGGTTTTGTGTGATATTTGCCTCAACAAAGTCTTTAGCTTTGTTAGCGGCAGCCGTACCTAAACCACGGGCAACAAGGCTAGCACCGAGGGCTGAACCAAAGCCATCACGGTTTTGAGCGTCAGCAACAATACCATCCGCAATAGAGCTAGCAATAATGTCTTGGGCTTGACGTAGTTCTAAGCCAGTCATATCGGCAATTGCCTGCACGTTAGCTTCGCCACCCATAAGCGTATTGGCAATGTCGGGGGCACTTGCAATAGCACCGCCAACGACAAAGCCAGTAATCATGGACTGTTCAACATTGCCGCCAGTAACGCCTGCAATCAAACCACTAACGCCAGAGTTAACAATTGCATTTCCAGTAATTTTAGCGGCGGCAGTGTTTGCTAATTGCTCAGGAAGTACGGAGTTACCAATCTTGGTTGCGTAGTCTGCACTAGCAATCTCGCTACTTATGTAAGTTGTAGCTGCGGCCATAGCCACTTTTTCAGGCTCAATTTTTCCTGTAGTAGCCAATTGACCTAAAGAACTTCCTATGGCGGCACCAGCAGGGCCGCCGTAATAAGCGCCGACAATCGTAGCAACCGGCTCAATAAAAGCCGCTAAATCACGACCTAATAATTGTTGGCCAATGCTTTTAGTTTTTTCATGGACGGGGAAAAGAACGGCTCGGCCTGTGCTGTCAAAATAGATTGAAAGGTTGGCACCGTCTTTAACGCCACCAAGAATATCGCTCCACTTATCGGCACCCGTGTCTCGATCTTTTTTAATCTCGAAAAGGCTTTCGCCCGTGTCTCGGTTAACCACAAACCTGCGGCCACGGTCATCCGTTGTTTCGGTAAGCTGTGCAAGGTTGTCCACACCCTTTTGGGCTAGCTTCTTGGCTGTTTCCGTGTGTATCTTGTCTAAGTCGCTTTGCCTACCGCCGTAGCGTGCTGTTGGGCTGGTTTCAACCACAATCCCATACATGCGTTTTAGTTCATCTGTAAGATTTGCAGTTCTTTCTTCACGGCTAGCAGGGGCAGCAGGTGCTTCGGGTGCCACAGTAGGCACGTTTTGCGGAAGCTCTACCGTTGCCTGCATCAAATCTTCAAACGGCATTTGATTAACAGGCGTGGTAGGCAACGTAATTGTTTCTACCGCCATAGGTGTTCGTGGCGAAACAACAGCAGGTTGTTGCGATGGTGGAAACGGCCCCATATTTAGAACAGGCGAGCTTGCCGCCCGGTTTGCTGATGCTAAAAGGTCGGCAAAACTAAGGTTCTGAATCGCCATACTAGGCTCCTAAGCGTCGAGCAATCTGCTCATGGATTAGCAAGTGCTGCTGAATCCAGTCATAAAAGTCATCCTCTTGGTTCCAATCGCTATCAAGAAGATTAAACGGGTTGTCTAAATCAAGGATCGTGGCAAACGATTGATGCTCAATTTGATGAATGGCAAGCCAATCGTCTAAGTCTTCCACGTCAGCATCAATTAAGGGGAAACGTGGCACCTGAAAACCAAGGTCTTGCAAACGCTCGGCAAAGGACTGGTGCTGGATACCGTTTTCAAAGAGAAACTCATTAAGTCCGTCTGGGTCGCCAAAACGGACTTGAGACAAGGTATCCATGTTGTACCCACTCATTTGTCTGCCTTTTTCCTTAGCTCTTGATAAATGTCCGTAAGCATCTGTTTGACTTCTTTAAAGTCATCTTTTACGTCATCTCTTTGGGCGTAAGTCTTGGGCAACTCTTCTCGCAACTTAGCAAGATCGGTTTTAAGCTCCTTAACGGCAGTCCATAACTCACGGGCAAACCAGCCCAATGCCGTTAAACCAATGCCACCAATAAGATTAAGAAGATCTTGTAAGGCCACATCACACTCCGTAGTAAGGGACTTTTTTGGTTGTACCGTTAATCACAATGGAAACGTAGCCTTCTGGCACCAACGGAAGCTCGTCCGTGGCAAAGGTAGCTGTTGCGGCAGTAGCAAGGTTAGCAAAGACGTTAGCCGTTACCGTGACATTGGCAGCCGTAAGGTTTGCAACTTCAATAACGCCACCCGTAATGTTGACGTTGCTGGCATCCTGTGTAGCTATGGTGCCAAGGCCAGAGACTTCAGCCGTGGTAATAGAAATTGTGACGTTAGAAGCGGCTGTAAGCCTGCCCTGCTGGTCTACGGTAAACGTGGCTACCGTGTTTGCACCACCGTAGTCGTCAGGCGATACGGCAGTATTGGCAAGAAATACGTTGACGTTGGCCTCTAGGTTGCCACCACCGCCCAATCCTGTGCCTGCGGTCACATATACATTGCTTGCGGCAGCATTGACATTGGCAGCAGTCAGTACAACCGTGCCCACCTGCCCGTTTACAGAGCTTACCGAGTCGGTGTTATCGACCTTTTCCCACACACTGCCGTTGAAAATTGCCCAGTCGCCAATCTCCCAATTGGTAATGCCGTCAAGATTCGTGCTTCCAGCAACATTGACAACATAATAGTCGCCTTGCGTGCCCGTTCCAGACGCTAAGGTAGGCGTATTGGTACTCGCATCCCATGTGCCTTTGTAGGTAACAGCGCCTACGCCGCCACCACCTGTTACTGCAAAGCCCCCAAGCGCCTTAAGCATGATGTTCTCCTACAAACCGTCACCCGGCGTGATGTACAAGTCGGCAGTGCCAGAGCTTGTAATCGCCGTGAAGTAAGCATTAGGAACAAACGATAAAATCTCGTCTGTTTGAGGTAATAGTGTAAGCACTGCAGTGCTGTTTGCGCCACTCCCAGTGGGGATTACGCAGTTGGTCGCAGCATCGGCTGAGGCTTGAGCATAAGCCAGCCAACAGGCCGTATTGCTTGATAGGTTAATTACCCTGTACTGGTTTCCACCAAGGGTCGTAGAAGGCACCTGAACGGGCGTAGGAGCCGTTGTATCGGCAACCAGCTTTACCGTCTTGCCAAGGGCTGTAAAGGCGTTAATTCCCATTAGATTACTCCTTCCATTGGCACATAATCAGGGTCATGCGGCAGGCTCACATCAGGAAAGCCCTCGGCACTAGGCAGATCACGCAATGCCTGTCGGTATGTTGCCCATTCCTGATCCATCGCCACGCCTGTCTCAGCCGCACGAATCACACGCCAGTCACAAGCCTCTAAAGCCCTGTCACGAGCCGCACGAACCTGTGCCGACTTGCTTGCAACATCAGCCGCAATTTCTTCTGCGGTTTTATCAGCCACAGAGACAATAAAGGCAAAGCCGTTTTCTACTACAGGATCACAAGGCACAAGTTTCTGCGTGGCTCTGTTGTGTTCTCTGAACAATGAAACCTTAACCGCACCATGAGAGGCTAGGAACGAATCAGAAGGCCCAGAGGCGGGGAAGGATGTATTAGGAAATGCGTCTTTGTAGTGGCTTACTTTGCCGTTAAAGTAGATTTGCATGATTAGTCCTTATAAGTCAGGGAAAGCCGCAGTAGGTGGTGTAAATGTTGTGGTGTAACGGGCCACGCCCTTGGTAATACGGAGGTCGTCTATGAAGCCATCCCAATGAGAAGAAGCATTATTTCCTCTATCTGTTCCAACTCGCAAAACAACCGTTTGATTAAAGTTACTACTTACCGTTCCAATTCCGTCATTTACACCATTTATGTAAAGTTTAGTTTGGTTTGATCCTGTGCCTTCTCGCACTACAGCAACATGAGTCCATACACCAGTTGAAACAGAAGCAGACGACCTAATAAAATCGCTTGCGTTATACGCAAACTCTAATTTATCGGCATTTAACCAAAACAACCACCCATCAGTTGCCCCCGTTCCTTTTTGAACAATACCTTTGTTATTAGTAGAGTCTGGATATATCCATGCCTCTATCGTGAACGGCCCTGTACCAAGTTGGTTGTCTACAGAATTAGGAACAACCAAATAATCCCCAGTCCCATCAAACTCCATAGACCCAGTACCGTACTTCTTAGTGGTCGTATCTATCTGAGCATTGCCGACTGTCTCTAGGTTGTTCTTGCCTGTGTTGTCGAATATGCCAGCGTTGGTGAAGTTTAGAAGGAGTTTTGTATTGGTTACCGCAGTAAGCGGTGCGGTTGGTGGAGTGAACGCAGAAGGGTAGGTGTCTGTTCCGTTAACTACCCTTAAATCTGACATATAGCCAGTCAATGCGTATGCAGTTGCGTTAAGCGGAGTTCCACCTATGCCAACAGTTGATGCCGCCCCTGTTGTAAGAGAACCTAATGCCGCAGTTCCACCAGATACGCCATTAACATAAACACGAATGGTTGATCCGTCTGAACTCCAAGCAATATGATTCCATTGACCTTGGATGGGGCCAATAGATGACGCTAGAACAATTCCACTTGTGGTTAAGAAATAGGGGTTATATGGTGAAGAGTTATCAACCCAAAAGAAATAATTTGAAAATGTTGCCGCAGTTCTTGTTTCTAAAAAAGTGCAACCTGTTGTAAGGTTTGTTGGGTAAATCCACCCCTCAACACTAAACGCTCCGCTGAATGTGAAGTCTGATCCGTTTGGAACTGTTAGATTGTCACCGTTGCCATCAAAATACCCACTCCCGCCATTCACACTCGCAGAATAAGCCGCAGATGGCGCAAAGGGGCTGAAGGGTTGGACGGATACATCACCAGTAGGCGTGATCGCCTTAGCCGTTGTTGCGGTATTAGCATCAACAAAACGGTTGGAGTAGCAAGTAAGAAGTTTTTGGTTAGTTGTAGATGGGCTTAATGGTGTTGTACTTGGGGTAAATCCAGATGTATAGATTGCAGAACCAATTACAACACTTAAATTTGACAAATAACCATTGAGAGTAGTAGCGACTGAGTTTGCATTTGATCTAGCACCAATTCTAAAATCATCACCGTCTGATAAATCTGCCGTATAGGTTGCTGAATCTTCTTCTACCCCGTTTGCAAAAATACGCAAAGTACCAGATGATCTAGTAATTGCATAATGCGTCCAAACATTCGCTTGAATCGGAGCCTCAACTCTGGTTGCGGCATTATGATAAAAACGCATTGTAAACGGCCCAGAGTTAGGTAATGAAATCATCCACCCAACATTATTATCGTCTCTAGTATCTACTACTATTGACCCACTATTCCAATATATCCAAAACTGAATACAAAAATCACCTGTACTTAAATCTTTAAGTGTGGAGTCTGTATCTAAATAATCATTAGTACCATCAAAATAATTACTCCACTGCCCTGCCGCTAAACTGAACGGGCTAAATGTACCCTGCGTGGTATTGCCGTTACGAGTGATGGTGAAGTTGTTTGTAGACGAGTCTAGGAAGGTGTTGTTCTGTGCGCCATTGGTTCCGTCACCGTGTAAGAGTAGGACGGTTTGGTTAAAGTTGGGGTCGGTAGCAAGCCCACCGCCTTGGCCTGCCGCACCCATCATTGCCTGAACGATGTTATCCATTACTTTGAGTCCGTTGAGCTAACCATTCCATGCCACGTCGTACCAGCGTCATACGACACGAATACCAATATATCGAGGCCATTGGCCGTTAACGAAGGCGCTACACCACCGGCCCAATCCACGTTTGTCCACGTCTGCGTATCTGCACCACCATTGCTAAGGGCTAACACCACACCACTCAAGGTATTGGCAGGCGAGGCATTAGCAAACGTCCATGTTGCATTGGCGTTGGTCGTGGCACTGTAGAAGTTGGCAACAGCAAGGTCAATTGTCACATTGCCACTGGTAACGCCTAATGCGCTTCCCTCAACGCTGTAGTACTTGAGCTTAGGTTGGGTAGCCAGATTGCCTACAAAGTCCACAGAGACATTTGTAAGGGCTGAATTGGCTACGTTTAGCCCATCGCTTGTGCCCGTGGTAATCGTGACGTTGGACACGCTAATGTTGTCAAGACTGCCGCCAGTGACTTGCACGTTGGCAAGCGTTTCAACGCCGTTGGCAATGCCGTTAATAGCGTTTGATAGCGTGCCAAAGTTGGCATCTAACTGGGAAAGTGGGATAGAAGCCGTAGCACCGGCAAACGTATTAGGAACAACGACAGGTAGTGCCATTTTAGAACCTCGCTCTTAGTTCATGTTCAAGTTGGAAGCCATTGATCGTGAATGGCGTGGTGTTGCCCGTCACGGTTAGCCCAAGATATTTACCGTACATTTTCGCATCGGATTTGTATAAAAAATAGCCACTGGTTACAGAGCCGCCTTGCCCCGTCCAGCCAATCTGAATATTGCTATTGTTAATCCACGGTATGACTGTATTGCTATTGTTAGTCCAAAAAATAGTGTTGGAAAAATCAATGGCAGGCGATTGCTGGTTTTCCGAGTCAATAAAGGCTTGCAAGGAGGCAAAGCCCGTTCCAAGGGTTGCTTCAATGCCCACCTTAAGGGCTTGCTTATCCCGTATGGGGTCGCCCATTGGCCACAATGCCGTTTCTAGCTCCCAGTCAATGCCCGTGGTGGAGTTGGAGTAGAACTTTACAAAGTCTGTGCCCGTGGTGCCGTACATGAGGATGTTGCCGTCAAGCGTGGCCGAGGCGGTAAAGGTAATGTTGTCGCCTTGACTAGTTATAAACCACTTGCGGTCAAAGAAAACAAGCTGCACCTTGCGTGGCGTGCCTGCATCGTTGTAGGTAAACGTCCAAGCAGCGCACAGAATGTTGTTAATAAGGACTTGACCAGCCGTAATGGGCTTCGTAAAGTCAATGTCCGTGAATATATCGTCGATGGAATCGCTAATTTTGGTGGTGGTTGCACCCACAAGAGCGTACACACCGTAGCGATTGAGAAACAACATGCTTCGGAAGTACGGAAAAATGGCGTACTTAAAGCCCGATCCAATGCTTGCCGACACGTTGGTGTTGGTAAATAGGGTTTCCCCTGTGACGCTGTTGACCCGAACGTCGGAAAAGACGTTGATTGAGTCTTCGCCAAAGATGTAAAGGAAGTTGTTTGCCGCAATAATCGTGGCAATGTTGGTTCTAAGCGTGCTGTCGGTAAGCGTGATAAAGCCCGAACTGACGTTAATGAAGTCGTTATAGGTGTCTGCGGCGGTGTAATAGACCGTCCGTTCCTCGCTAATCCATGTTCTGCCCGAAAAAGTAGCGATTCCAGTGCCACTTTGACTAAATAACGTGCAAGTTACGTTGGCATTGGAGCCGCCCGGGTCGGTAATTGTGATGGTTGGGGCTGCTGTATAGCCGGTTCCAGCCTCCGTAACAAGAATTTGTACGATGGTATTGCCAAGCGTAACGGCCTCACCTGTGGCTTGCACGCCACCCGTTTGGTCGGGTGCGCTAAATGTGACTGTGACGTTGGTGTAGTTGCTTCCACCGTCATTGATTGTGACTGTACCGACAGAGCCTATATCGACAAGATTCGTGCCATCCCATGTTTTGTACCCGTTATTCGGGTCAATGATAAGGATTCGCTCGTTTTTCCACTGCACAATCTGCACATTGGAGTTGGAAAACGTATTGGCTGCGGCTAGGTTGCCAAGGGTATTGTTTTCGATGTTGACGTACTGTGCCGAGCCGTCTTCTTGAAAGGCAAACTGAAACTCGGTGTTGTTAATGTTTGCGGCAGCCATGTAGCTAACCGTGTTGGCAAAGGTTACCCCTGCTTGCGTGTCGGGCGCATTGACGATCTTGACGTTACCAAAGCCAATGGGCTGTGCGTTTTCAAGCCACGCAAACTCACCCTCGCCAATAGCGGTACGGTTATTCGTGACATTGATGCCCTTGAAGTCTTTTGAAACGTAATAAGACTTTTTCTGCTCTAACGCTGCCATTTAGTACCCCGATTGGTAAACGGAGGGCAAGCGCCGTGTGAAGGTGCTGTTTAAGGCTCCAAGTATCTGTTTGGTGTACTCTTGCTTGAATATTTCTGACTCGCCATACGACTGCTCTTGGTACTTTGCACGGCTAGCGGCATAGTACGCCACAGCCTCATAGTAAGGCGACGGTATGTCATCGTCTTCATCGTCCGTACTAACAAGCGCAGTAGGCAAAACAACCGTATCAAGCTCGATTTCGTAGGCTTGATCGGGCTTTGGCCCTATGTAAATCGTCTTGCCGCCATAGATTGAGAAGCCTATAGGACGGCCATTGTAGTTTTGCCAGAAACGCAACTGGGCGTTGAAGTCCGTCCAAGCCATGTAATACATTGGCCAGCGGGAATCGCCCCAATACAGGTTAATGTTAAGCACATCAATCGTATTGTTGCCTTGCGGCAGTGCGCTGTATGCGATGGTTTCTTGTCCTACCGACATGGTGTAGGACTGGATTACTCTCTTACAACCCGTGTCTTGAACCGTGTGACTACGAGCGTCGTTAACGTAATCGGTTATTTCTGCTGTTGTCCAGAAATTCCCATTAACGTCATGCAAAAGTCGTCGGGTTTCGACGATGTAATCGTTTAGCGTAGGCATACATGCTCATAGTTAATGGGCATGGACTTTGGCTGCGCTTTTGCCTTTCGCTTTTGGCTCGGGCATCGGCGCAGCTACTCGCTCCACCACCGGGGCTGACAAGTGGACTTTCTTTGCAGGCTCGGACGAAAATGAAATATCTGCCATGCGCTCTAAAGCACGGGGCAAATCCGTGTTCATTTTCATCCACCCAAGCCTTACAAAATACGGCTCTTTATTGTCAACGCCATAACCAAAAATGTGTTTTGCCGCATCTAAGGAAATTTCTGTTTCTTTGTCTGTTTCGAAAACGTAATCCTTGCCTTCAAACCGACCAGTGACAGGCATACCCTTATTTGTGACAAAAATCATCTTGTTCATAGCGTGACAATATCTCCATACACAAAAATGTCTGCTGTAGCAGCAGCACCTTGCGGAGTTGTTAGTGAGAGATACAGGCTTGTGGCTGTACGGTAATCCGTGTTGCTGGCAAGCGTAAGGTCAAGAAACTTCGTGCCTGCCGACAACGTGCTGTATGCCTGCGAGTTAGCCACAACAGCCGTACCACCTTTGCTGACAGCGGTATAAATACCGCCGACAGCCGTGGTCAGACTAATTGAAGCGTTGGTCGCAACAATACGCCGAATGATGTACTTTGCTGGTGCCGAGAATATGACGATCTGCTGATCGCCAGTGCTATTCATATTGGCACCAATCAATTCGCCAAGCAATATCCCGCCAAACCGATCAGGCAACTGCGCTCCTATACGATTAGCGTCCATATTGCTCCCCCTTAGCTAGCGTAAGTGCTGTTAGCGGCTTGCTCACTGCCTACAACAACGTAGGTTGAGGTCACAAGTTGGTCGCCAAGGTTGCTAAGACGCACGTTGGTACCATCAGAAACAATGAAACCACCAGCGTTATTAGCAAGCACCGTGGCAAAACCAGTGCCAGCAGAGGCGTTGTTAACCTGCACAGCGACGTTTACCGTGGGGTAAACGATGTAAGCGCCTGCGGCCAGAACAACATTGGCAGCATCCGTCAGTCCTTGCGAACCGGCGGTAAAGTACGCTGCCGTGCTGTTGGCGTTAGCGCCAGCAAGAAGAATTTTATTGAGTGCGAGTGACATGGTTATTTCTCCTTAAAGCGTAAGAGAGTTGTAGCCAGTCACCTTCGTCATCGACTTAGGTTTCGTGCTAACCATCTCAGCGATCATAAGCACGGCACCGACGTAGCCGATTTGGAAGTTGGGCAGAGTGGACTCAAACCCAGTGAACGCAAACGATGCCTGCTCATGGATGTACATGGACAGATAGTTGGTGTTCAACAGGTAAAGCGTACCCTCTGGGCAGTAGGGGTCTGGGTAAATAGGTACACCAGCAACCATCAAAGCACGGAAAGCTGCTTGAGGGCCATTGGCATCACCGTCAAAACCTGATCCCGGGGTAATCATGTACTGCTCTTGACCGACGTAATCTTGGGCAAGTAGCGTCCAAGTACCGAAGCCGCACACACCAAACGTGGGCACTTCAGCGCAGTTTTTCACTGTGCCAGAGATGTATTGCAACACGTTTTGACGGGTGGGGTTAACGGAACCAGCCGCATACTCTTTGGACTGCCACCAGCTATAGGTGGAACGATTGATGTTTCCGTAGGTACCAGACGAATCAACCGCTAAAGGCAGGCCAGTAAATTGCTGTGTATCGCTGGTGTTGTTGTACAGCGACGTGGCCATAGCGTCCATCATCACGTTGGTCGCATCGTTCATGCGAGCCTCGATCAAAGGAATAATGGCGTAGTCTTGCTGAACAGCGCCTTCCATACCGAGGAACGGTACGGGAGAAACCAGCAGCTTCAGGTTGAACTCAGCGTTATAAGCGCCTTGTTGCACTGAAGGTTGAGCAAAGGAGCCAGAGTAATCTGACCACTGTGCGTTGACGAACTGCGACCCTTGGACGGGCACCGTCACCGACGACACACCGCCTGAAGCGGTCTGACTGTTGGCGATCAGTGCGGCCATAAGGGGCGTAGAGTTGTAAATCTGCACGACCATTTTCGGGATAAACGCACGCCGAGTAACATAAGTTAACTCGGTGTATTGGTTGCTACCCGAGGCCGGTAAAATTCCACCGCCGATAGGCATAACGATCTCCTAAACTAAAAAGCCCCTAAAACGAAAAACAGAATCCTACAGCCCAATGGGTCGAGGATTCTTCCTAAATTCTGCTAATGCTGCATGTGCTGCGTCACGAGCAGCACCCACGGGATTCTTCATGTAATCCTTTGTGTTGAACTTGCTCATTACCGGCTGAGGAAACTGACTGGGCGTAGGTGCCGTCATCTGCTTCATGTACTGATGGTACTCAGCGGCGGTTTCGTGATTGGCAATGCCTTTTTCAATCATCAATTTCTCGATCTCCTGAATATCATCATCGGAATCGACCAATTGCTTTTGCTTCAAAGACGAACGCCGACGCTCAAGCTCTTCTTTGGCCTCTTTTGCCCGTAACTTGGCTTCCAAGGACTCGACTCGCTTGTTGGCATCGGCTAGCACTTGGTTCGTGCGCTCCTCAATTTCAATTTCTGGGATGGGAACGTCAGGACGAACCTGCTTGGTGAGTTGCAAAAACTGCTTGCGGGTCTTGGGGTCTTCGGCCAATGACTTGGCTAAGGCCGCAAGTTCCGCTTGTGCTTCGACTGATAAGTTTTCTAATGACATACGTTAGCCCCTTTCGTTGAAATTAGATAACCTTCTTGCCGTCACCGGGCTTGCTAAGAGTCATCTTGTTCTTAGGCCCGATCTTGGCTGAGTCCTTTAGACCGCCAAAGGTGGCATAACGGGGAGTGTTAACAATCTGACCGTTCTGCTGCGTGTTGTCGGTAGGACGGCGGGGAGACATGTTGCCCCGAGGTTTGAAAAGTTCCATTTGCTACTCCTATATTGGCATGGGTGGTTGCTGAGTACCGGGTACAGGCGCTTGGGCAATTGCTCTTGCTTCAGGCGTGGCGCCTCCCGCCTGCGGCAAAGTTTGAATCAAGTTCATTATTTCGGCTGGCATCAACTCACGGGTTGACGACTCACGCTCACCGAACTCACGGGTAAT